AGGTTCCAGATGCAACTTCACTATTGATTTCCTTATAAGTAGCATCTCCAGAGATCGTGAAGAGAACAGTGTTCTCTGGTGGATTTGGTCCATATACTTCCGCAGCACCACTTAATGCACCAATAGTTCCAGATGCAACTTCACTATAAATTTCCTTATGAGTTGAATCTCCACTTAGGACAACAGTTCCATAAGGAGTAACACTATCATCTAGAATATATCCATAATCACTTATTGGATTTACAGATTCTGCTATGAAACCATGGTCGTCGATATAAACTACAGCATCATCAATAGATCCATAAGAAACAGATTCCGAAATTGAAGATTCATTATAAGAGTAAACTCTAGATTCTGCTGCTCCACCAAAGGCACTTAAGGTTCCAGATGCAACTTCACTATTGATTTCTTTGTAAGTAGCATCACCAGCAATCTCTACGAGACCAGAACCTGTTCCAATATTATCACCCTGTCTAGCCGTAATAGCATCACCACTAACAGTTATAGTTCCAAAAGGAGAAACACTGGATTCACCATCAACAATATATCCATAATTATCATAGAAAGATCTATAATAATCATAAGTAAGATCACCATTGTCTTCATAAGTGACTGTATCACTTAGTTGTCCTAGATCTTCGTATCCACCAAATGTGTAAATTGAGGATTCATTGTAAGAATAAGTCGCTTTCTCAACTTTTTGTCCATTTATAGATAGAGTTCCATAAGGAGCAACACCATCAAGAAGACCACCGTAATCACTTATTTGGTCAACAGATGAAGTGATGAGTCCATAATCCTCGACTGAATCAATAGAATCAATAATAAATTCATAAGATTCTGATCCTGTTGAAGAATCATTATAAGAGTATGCTCTAGATTCTGCTGCTCCGCCAAAAGCACTTAAGGTTCCAGAAGCAACTTCACTATTAATGTCGCTGTAAGTAGCATCACCGGAAATCGTAAAGAGAACTGTATTTTCTGGTGGGTTTGGTCCATATACTTCAGCCGCTCCATTTAGAGCACCAATAGTTCCAGATGCAACTTCATTATAAATTTCCTTATAAGTTGAATCTCCAGAAAGAACAATGGTTCCGTAAGGGGTAAATCCATCACCAAGTCCAGCATAATCAAATATCTGATCTACTGAATTGATGATAAATCCATAATCTTCAGTAGAATCAAGAGACTCAATAACAGATTCATAATCAACAGGTTGAGAAATTGAAGAATCATTATAAGAATAGACTCTAGATTCGGCAGATCCCCCAAAGGCACTTAAGGTTCCAGAACCTACCTCACTATTGGTTTCCTTATAAGTTGCATCACCAGAAACATTGATTGTTCCATCGCCAACACCGATGTTTTCACCCTGTTTTACGGTGACAGCTTCACCACTGAAGGTAACAGTTCCGAATGGAGAAACACTAGATTCACCATCTACAATATACCCATAGTTATCATAGAAAGATCTATAATAATCATAAGTAAGATCACCATTATCTTCATAAACAACAGAATCTCCTAGTTGTCCTAGGTCTTCATATCCACCAAATGTATAAATTGAAGATTCATTATACGAGTAAGTTGCTTTTTCAACTTTTTGTCCATTTATAGATAGATTTCCGTAAGGAGTAAATCCATCACCAAGTCCAGCATAATCAAATATTTGATCAACTGATGAAGAAATTAATCCATAATCATCAATAGAATCAAGAGATTCAATAACAGAACCATAATCAGCGGGTTGGGAAATTGCAGAATCATTGTAGGAGTATGCTCTAGATTCAGATGCACCCTCAAAGGCACTTAAGGTTCCAGATGCAGGTCCAGTGTAAACATTGAAGTATCTGGTATTTGCATCACCGGAAATCGTGAAGAAACTAATATCTTCTAGAGTATTTGGATAATTTGGATATGGAGTTAGTGGATCTAAAATTCCACCATAATCAGTTGTGACTGAAGATTCGTTAAGAGATCCTGATGTCAGACCATAATCAATAATATAATCAACACTCTCAATAATAGACCCATAAAAATCTGATTGTGTTGTTGAATCATTGTATGAGTAAACTCTAGATTCTGCTGCACCACCAAAGGCACTTAGAGTTCCAGAAGTATTATATGAATATGTTACGCTCTTTACGGAAGAAGTGAGATTATCAAATCGGAGAATATTCTCTAATAGTTCTCCATAACTGAAGTAATTACCAAAAGCAGATTCAGTAATGAGACCATAGTCATCAGTGAGATCTACTGAATCTGCTATAGATCCATATGCCTCTGGCAATTGATATGGATCAGGTATATCTGTAAATACGGTTATACTGCCACTATTTTCCCTGCTATCGGCAGATAACGTAATTGATCCTAAATCTTCATTTACTGGAGATGATCCAGTGAGTAGACCATTATCCTCTGTGCTAAAAATATCGGGGTAGACATATATTGAGATCATCGTGCTGTCCCCGAGTTAAGATAAGGTGATATGATCCTTTCCGATCCATTATTAAGTTCAAAAGAAGTGCCAAATCCAATCCAGGTCAAAATAATTCCACAATAGACAATATCATCGGTATTCAAATCTTCGTGATTTGAAAATACCGATACCTTTACAATTGCCTTGGACTCACCTCGCACCTTAAATAAAGAGCAAGAACGCACTACCTCTTCATTACTGATGTCTAAAATATCAGTATCTTTTTCTTCCTCTCTATTATCAGGTTCTAAATTTCCACCATCAAAAAACTCATCGGGAGCGGTGTCAAGATCACCGTGATCTTCCAGATGAGAAAGATTTCTGCATGGATCGTATCTGTAGATATTCATACTCTAACTTACAAGAAGTCTATAAAAAAGGAGGACTGCAGTATTAGCAATCCTCCACCTAAAAAATGAATTATAAAGTTATTTATGTATCACTCAAGAGATACGTTCAGAGTTACCTTGATTTGGTCTCCGTTGTTCTGAATGGCGTATGGACCATTGGTGAATCTTTCAGCATAGAAGATGCTGCTATACAGAGTTGCGTTTCCAGTACCATCGATAGCAGGAGTTGTAGTGAACTCATTAGCATTATATACGGTATGAACTGTATATACGTTTGCTGTTGTGGTGGTATTGGATGTACCGCGAGCAACGTAAAGAACATCACCAGCTGTTAGACCGTGGGTTGAAGCAGAACCTGCCTTAACTGAAACCTTGGAGAAGGAGAAGTTGCAAGTGGAACCAGTTGCAACCTGAATGTTTTGTTGAACTGGGGTGCTTAAATATACTCTCTTCAGAGCTCTATCGACACCAACAACGGTAGTGCCAGTCGCAATTCCAATTGGGTTGCCGTGAAGAGCAACGTGAGTTACACCCATTCCTACTGTAACGTCATCAACGCTCCCAGCAGGAGCAATATCAATGTAAGAGTTTCCAAGAACACCAATGGTTGGGTTAGAATCATTACCCTTTGAAATTACTGTACCAACACCAACTGTTGCAGCATCAACAACACCATGAACAAGAATTGGTAGGTTGGTTGCTCTGGTTAGGTAGTAACCGTAAATATTACCAGCAGCACCAGTAAAGGTGAAAGTTTGCTCAGGATATGAGAAGGTAGTAATTGTGCTACCAGTTCCACTTAGTGCATAAGTCCAACGAGAACCATTCAGAAGAATACCATAGTTTGAACTATAGTTTTGATCTGTTCTATTGTTTACACACAGAGGATATCCAGTTGTTGCAGTAGTACCGTATCCAACAGTACCAGTGCTGTTATAAGGCTCGTAGAAGTCGCCTAAAGTATTAAAGGTCGCACTAGGTACGTTACTATCAGCAATAGCAGTATTGCTGGAAAATAGTTTAAGAATTAAATTTCTTGGATTTGTTTCTGCAATGGTTGCAACATGATTATTTGCACCTACAAGATAACGTAATGATTCAATTTCACCAATGACTGGAACTAAAAGTGCCATCTAAAGTTCTCCTATCTCTGACAGTTTATGCTTAACTAGAAATTATTTATTATAGTTATAATTTTAATTTCAATGATATAAGAAATCTTCGTATATTAATCGAAGATCGAACTTCAAAATTTAATATATCCCCCGCAACCAAATTAGTGGTGGTCCAATTACTCAGGTCATCTGCGAAGTTCTTATTGGTATTTATAATACCTGGATAGTTATAATTTACGATAGATGTTGCCGTTGGGTAAGACGAATATGTTGTTTTTTTAATATCCAATGATAAGGTTCCAACTTGATCAGAGAATATTTTCCACGATTCAATTTGACCACTAACATCTAGTGTTAATCTTCCTTTATCGCCAGGAGTCATATCAAAAGAACCACTATCAACAATAAAATTTATTGTCCTCGTAAGGTCTGCGGCAGTAACTAGCGCAATAATAAAAACATCATCACCTGAATTTGGAGCCGCTGTAAAAATAATATTATTTTGAGCTACAACATAATCAACCTCAGGCTCCATAACAAGATTATTCTTAACAACTATTAATTGTTGAGAATTAATTGGATAATATGCATCACCATTACTTGCCAAAGAAAATATCTTACTAACTCCATTAAAAAATGCTGAGATATTATCAAGTATTAAATTAGTATATTGATTTGATTTTGTAGGAATCTCATAGTTAACTCCAAGGTTATACCTAATAAGTCCTTCATCCGTTCTTACATCATAAAAATCATCTTCAATCGTTACATTAAAATCTGCCATTGTCAACTAACTCCCGGGGAAACTAATATTGTTCCTTGTATAACTCTTGTTTTTAGATTATTAGGAGAAGTTAAAATAATATCATAAACATATCTACCTTCATCTAGAGAATTAGTGACAGTATTATTCATTGATAGAGCAATTCTACCATTCTGTCTATCAATAAAAGTGACAGTAAATGGATAAGAAGTTGTAGATGAATGATGCTTTTTCATCTCACTGAATGCACTATAACCTATTAGATTTAAAGGAACATTATTTTTATTTCTTACAGTAATTGTAATTTCAAAATCTGTTCCTTGCTCTACAGTGAGATTTAAGGGTGATGCTGCCATAGTTTACCCTTTTATACCTTTTAAATAATATTTATACCTACACAATAAAGGGTTATTTTTGATTTTTCAGAATTACATTCAAATCCGAACTTGATGATTGAGTAGATTTTTTATTACCACACATTTTTGCAGGTCTGTAAAGATTTGGCCAAGTGTCTCTAATAATTTCTGCGTATTTATAGGAAGTCTCGGAGGTAATCATAGATCTTGTGCGATAGACATAATGAACATAAAAATCCCAAAGAGTTGGAAAAGCAAGAGGATGAGGAGCATAAAAAAAGGAGTTCAGAGAACTCCTTATATTTATTTTTAGAGTGCGTTTCCACGAGGTAAAACTTCCTCTGGGAACACAAAGTTCTCATGAGGTTGATCTACTGGTGCCATCCATGCTCTAAGTCCCTCATTAAGAAGGATATTCTTCGTATAGAAAGTTTCAAATTCAGGATCCTCCGCCGCACGAATCTCCTGAGAAACAAAATCGTAAGCACGAAGA